ATGTCGCGCCCATTTCCTAATGCCTTTTATGCTTATATTGTACCGCAGTTTGGCGGGGTAGTTGTACCAAGTTAAAGGCTATTTCTTTTTGGAATCTCCGAAAATAGCATAGAAAATCAGAGTAAGCATTATGCCAATACTCCAAATCAAAACAACTGTTCCGCTGAACACCCAAAAACTGCTAAATATGTACTTTAAAATTTCCAACATTCCCATATCATCCCTTTTGCGGTTTCCGACAGGGAAAACTCCCCTATCAGAGTTATTTTGTTTTCAACAGGGCGGTGACCGCTTGCTCCTGTCTAGCTATATATTCTTAAAACTTTTTCTTATAGCAGCCAACCTTATTGCTTCTGGTTTTACACCAAATCTTTTTGCTAACTGTGTTGTATTATAATTCTCTCTGTGATTATCATATAAATCTCTTATAATCAAAACGTCCTCGTTTTTCAATTTTGACTTATGGCTTTCTTCTCCAGATTTAACCATGCCATGTTCTACCGCATGTATTATATTTTCTTGATTTGTACACCATTCCAAATTATCAACACAATTATTTAGGATATTTCCGTCTATATGATTCACCATTGGCTTTCCAAGCTCATTTTCAATAAACGTTTCGGCAACAGCTTTATGGACTTTGATTGTTTTCTTGTTTTTCTTTGAGCCAAAAGTACCAGAAAAAGCATAATATCCTTGTGTATTAAAAGAAAGTTTTCTTATTCTTCCGTTAGTTGCATTTTTAACTCTTCCTTTGTTGGAAATTAAGTAATAATCTCCCAAATCCTTACCTTGATAGATAAGTCTTCTCCATTCCTCCATAATCCCTCCAATATACCATAAATACTGCGCAACATTTGGAAGAATGGATTTGAACCATTACCTAATAGCGTGCTCCCAACAGTCATAGAACGGAATCGAACCGCGATAACGTATCGTGCTCCCAATTACACCACTTCCAAACCTAATCTTTAATTTATACATGCGTCAACTACATGTTAAATGGATAGGCAGGAATTGAACCTGCATATTAGGCACACTATAGCCACGGAGATTTGCACTCCTTTTCGTTTTGGTTAGCCTCCTACTCCGGCTCTACCATTAAGCTACTATCCACTTTTGCACCGAATAGTCCCACACAGTTCACGGTGCTATGGTCTGCTTCCTGTAAGTCGCCGCCGTCCATCACGGATTTTACCCGTGTCGCTCTTTCAGACCTCTTACACTGTCCATTTTCTGTCTGCAAGGACTGTGCAGTTCCGAAGATGCGTTCCCTAACTTTTATATCCTGCAAAACAGGACAATCCAGAAAGTTCATTCATCTTGTACGGATTGATTGAATTATACCATAATTCCAGAAATTATTTGTACCAACTTAAAGCAAAAGAGCGGCATCACTGCCGCCCCTTGCAATATTACATCTCTGCAATTTTCCTTGCCCAGTTCTGGATAATCTCCCTTTCCTCCCGACAGTCCGCATCCTTGAACATCTGTTTCATCATGCCATGCACGCCGGACATGAAATCTTCCAAAGCGTCAAGCATTCTGTTCTTCGTTCCATCATCCCGGCTGTTGGAGTATTCCATCTTCCGGCTACGGTACTCGTCCATGTCTGTATCATCACCAGACAGACGGGAATAGTTCGGGCGGTGAACATATCTGCCAGTGGTTGCGCTTCTGCCCCGGCGGTAAGAATTGCCGTTGTCGTAGTCGTTGGAGTAATTCCCCTCCCGGCTGTAATCGCCGTTACGGGAATACCCGCCACGCTCCCGGCTGTAATCTTCCATATCCCGGCTGTAGCCCTCCTGCGAATAGCCGCCGTCCTGCATCATCTCGATTTTGTCCACGCCCTTCATGATTTCCACCAGTTTATAGGCGTTGTCCAGATTGGAAGAAGTCAAGCCTTTTTCCTCAATCGCTTTCAACTCTTTTTCTGCGTTTTCTCTCAATTTATGCATAATCAGCCCTCCCTTACTGCAATCAGGTTAGCGTTCTGCACCTGAATCGCCTGTGTTGACGTGTTTTCGACTGCAACCGGCACACAGCACCCTCTCGAAACGTCTATGTACGCTTGTGCAGACACGTTGAAGAAGTTCTCAACAGCTGCCGGGGTTACAATCATACGGGTAGACTGCAAAGGCTCTCCGTCAACCGCAATCGCTACGGAGATAGCTTCCACCGTGCCTCCTGTCGGAATCTGGATATTTCCCGAAAAGCTGACAAGAAATCTTGCCTTGCAGTTATTGGTAAGTCCTCTCAATTTCACAATGCCGCTCCCCTCCCTGTGCTGAATACAGTTTGAACCGCACACGGGGGTTTCGGTAAATACAACATTTTGCCCTGCGTCTACGGTTTGCAAGGCAATTCCAGTATATTCTGCCATGTTATTTTCCTCCAAATAAAAAACTACCAACTGATATTAGATGGTAGTTTCTAAACTTCTGTTATGCAGTTAAAAGCGATCTCCCTCTTTCGGTTCCGTATTTCTCTATGTAATATTCTCTGTTTGGTATTCCGATTTTCAAATTTCCATGCACATTCAGCCATTCCAAAACAAACCAATAACCCAGACCGTCTTTGCTCGGTTGCCACATTTCGCTTTCGGAAAACTCACCGCCACGCATGACATAATCGCATAACTTTGGTTCTTCTTCTGAAAGATTTATAAATCTATCTTTGTCTTGTGTGATACCAAAAACGCAGAAAATACAACCAGTCCTACGACATCCATTTGTGCAGAAATCGCAACCACGATAATCTGAAAGCAAATCAGAAATATTTATTTGGCCTTCTAACGTATCTGAAAATTGAGGTTTTATAAGCACAGTTCCGTATTGTTTTGCAATGTCTAATTTGTTTTCGTATATGTATTGCAATACATCGTTTTCCGTCCAAAAACTCATTGGCCTGCTTTGCGGGTTTTTCATGCCAAAAGCATTACAGCCGTTATGTAGCCAGCTATCTTTCCGCAAATTGCTTTCATCTGCCATTGTTGCTATGATTGGCTTTTTGCTTTTTGAAATGCTTTTCATAGGCTTTTTTTTCATTTCATCACAGCATTTTTCTGATACAAAGAATGGGGCATTAAGGAGATATGAATATCTATACATTGCATATTGACCTTTTTTGTTTGGGTCAAATATATTTTTCATCACATTTCCGTTTGGATTTCTCCTTGCAACTCCAACGCTGTGAGATACTTGCTTGCTAATAACTGGATAACCATACTTGATAATCACTTCTCGGAAATTCATTTCTGGACGCAGTTCTGTCACATTTTCTTTAGACAATGCAAACTGTCTTACTGACGGATATTCTAATCCAGTATTCACAAATACCGCCTCAATGCTCGGATAATCTTTTCGGACTACATCAAGTAAGACTGTGCTGTCCTTTCCTCCGCTAAAACTGACATATACACCATCTTCTCCAAATTCATCAACCCAGCCTCTTATGCGTTGCCTTGTCATTTGGATTTTTGCAGATAACGGTAGAGATTGCATTTGCCTTAAATCGCCGATTGTATGTTTATTTTCCATAATCACATAGCCTTTCTGTGTGTGCCTATTTTGGAATTGTGGCAAGCAGATAGGCTTTTCTGCCTTTCGGGAGCTACCCTAGCCACATATATATTTTCTCACACATTCAGGCTGTATTTGTACCATGTTAAAGCTGTCAGAAGTCCACAAACTACCACCTAATATTCAGTTATCAATGTCCAGTTAATCGCAAAAGGACAGAATCAATGTTCTGCCCTCCCACGTTGTAATAACGGCTCATGCCGAACATTTCCGATGTTTCACGGAAAAGATACATTATTATTCAGTTAGTGCTGCTAGAAATAGCAGCTACTTTTAGCAGCTACCGCAGCCATTACAGCCGTTTCCCCAACCGCCGCCGTTGAACTGTCCGCAGCAGTTTGTCGGGAAAGTCACCTGCGCCGGGGGCTGCACGACATATGCCGGAATCGGGCAGTCGTTGCCAGTTCTGCGGATAATCTGCGCTGTGTTTGCGTCCATAGCTGCCATAAGGGTAGCGTTCTGTGCTGCCTGGCTTGCCTGAAGCTGTAACGCCTGAATCTGGGCAGCCTGCTCTGCGATTTTCTCATTCTTTGCGTCAATCTTCT